TGTTGAGGGCTGGCTCACGGCTCGTCAGGTCACAAAGATGTGGAGGTGTAGAAATGCTGCGAAAAATCGCTGATTTCGTCAAAAAGATACTCTGGACAGAGCCGATGGTTTCGACAGTCAACACACTGAAAGATGCCATGCGGGATCTTGAGGTGGCCCGGAACCACTTTGAGAACTGCGATCCGGAGTTTATTACGGCTGCTATCTTCGAGCTGAACGCTGCGGAGAGCCGTCTGGATGCGGCGAGGAGGTGTGTTGTATGACGACAAGCCTTTGGGAAAAAATCGGCCATATGCTGGGTCATATTCTGGCGGCAACGCTGGTTATTTGTGCATGGCTGATCATTATTACGTTCACGCTGAAGGTGATCTGGTTCATTTTGTTCCGGATTTTGCTGTGAGGTGCGATATGGTTGACTATGAAGAAGTTGTTGAGGCCATATGGAGGTACGACTGTCCTCGAATCGACATTGATGAGGATATTACGACGCTTTATGCGGATGGCAAACCCTTTGCACAAGTTATTCACAGGGCTGACGGGTCACGCGAGGACTTGTATTTTGAGGATTACGAGCTTCAAAAAGATACCCTGATCAAGCCGAACGCTACATTGCGTGATGTGGTCGAGCTTTGCATGAATGGTGACATTAGCTACGCAGATGCTCGTGAATGGTGCATGGAGAATGATATTTCACTTGGGCAGTTCGACAGGTGGCTTTATGGCGCGCTGAGAAAGTCTGATAATCATGCCCGGGTGGAACCGAAAGAACCGTGGCCATATCGAGTGGTGGCGGGCATAAACCGGGTGCTGGAGATTCTGCTTAACTCGATTTTGGAGGATTTTATATGAGATGTTGTCCGGTATGCTATTCAAAAGTGAGGCCAACTGTATACGTAACAGCGACCACTGGGACAAGCCTGGAAATCAAGTATAAGATTCAGTGTCGAAATTGCGGATTTGGATGCGATAAAACAGGCAGTGTCATAGTGCAATATGATGAAGAAACGATGAACCCAATAGCAGATGATCATGGCTTACGGAAACTTATTAAAGACTGGGATTCTATTTTGCGAGATCCTGATAGAGAAAGGCTGGCTGATATATGAAATACACATTTTGGTTTGAATGTACCGACAATGGTGGTGGACATCAGGCTTTTGAAGTCAAAGCAGAGAATAAGCAGGAGGCCATCAAGAAGGGCATGGCGTTTGCAAAGAAACATGCTTCGGGTGATATCTGTGGGGATTGGGAATGCAAAATGATATCGGAGTGGACAACATGAACAACGACTTCGGAGCACTTACGATACTTGCACCTAAATGCCAGAAGTGTCCGAAGGTGGAAACTTGCGACCATAAACAACTGGCTCATCTCGGATACATTATCCCAATCGAGGATATTGGCATCAGCATGGTGGCCCAAAGAGGCAATGGAAAGAGCCTGCGGCAGCTTGAAATCATTGATTCATTGATGAAAAGGAGAACTAATTATGAAAATCATTGAACCTAAGTACGAAATCCTCACTGATATTTCTGAGGGAGGCATTAAGGAGCTCCAGCAGATCGAGCGGGTGGCCCGGGTCTGCTACAAGAGCGAGGACAAGATCACGCCGGATGGTGAGTCGGCAAAGAAACTGGTGGGCTTTCTGGTGAAGCAGGGGCATGAGGCTATGCTGGAGCATTCGCAGCTGTCCGTGCTGTTCACCTGTGACCGTGGTGTGGCGAACGAGCTGGTGCGGCATCGCATTGCTTCGTTTGCGCAGGAGAGCACACGGTACTGCAACTACTCGAAGGAGAAGTTTGGCAATGAGCTTACGTTCATCTGGCCGTCCTATATCCGTGGTGAGCAGTATTGCGAACTGAACGATAGCGAGGTTACGATCAAAAGCTCGTTCTTGGAAGCTATGACCTATGCCGAAAAGGACTACAAGCTGATGATCGCAAACGGCATGCGTCCCGAGCAGGCTCGCTGCGTACTGCCGCTCTGCCTGAAGACCGAAATCGTGGTGACTGCCAACTACCGTGAATGGCGCAATATCTTCAAGCTGCGTACTCCTGTGGCGGCCCATCCTCAGATGAGAGAGCTCATGTGCCCGCTGCTGATGGAGCTTCAGAAGAAGATCCCGGTGGTGTTCGATGATATTTACACGTACTGGCCTGCGGATGACCAGACACGGAAAGGAAGTATGGTGAAGTGATGCGAATTGTGCTGTTCGCAAGCATTATTTTACAAGCTATCGCAATTGGAATGTCTTTTGCTGAGAGCATCGGCGAAGAAAAACAGAGAATCATCAGATATACAGGATGGTTCTTGCTTTTGATTTACATGATATTTGGTTGAGGTGATTGACTATGAAAAATCGTATTATTTGCGTCGTTGCATGTCTGATGATGCTTGTTGGCTGTGTGGTTCTGTGTAGCTGCGGCAACTATAAGGTGCTCAATAAGACGTTCACTTATACATGGGCGCAGATCAAGCTACCCGACGGGGCAATCATCGAGGGTAAGGTAGATAGCTGGACTGATTATGGAGACGAACTGTTGCAAATCACGATTGACGGTACCACATATCTGGTTCATGCAGCAAATGCTATTATGAAAACCTGAGTGGGGAAAGGATGTGGTGATAAGAAATGCAGCAAAGAACGTATGATTTTCTCGCTAAGTTGAAGGTTCCCATGCTGACCTTCGGCGGGGAGCTGATGGGCGAGGCTGTGGAGATGGTCGTCGATGACTTGAACTCGCACCGATTTATGTCCATGAGGGATATCGAGGCATCACTGGCAGATAAGTTCAATTGCAGCCCTGGTGTTGCGGATCACCGGATGCGGTATGCATTGGATATGGCGGAGTATCGCTCTGGTGGGGTTAATATTGAGCTGGAGAATTTGAAGAGTACGTACGATATTAAGGTGCTGTCGCTGAAGAAATTCTTGTATGCGGCGGGGAGAAGCTTGATGACGGAGGTGAGTGTGAGTAATGACCGCGGGTGAATTTAACGAACTGGCCAAGCAGGGGAGAGTACGAGCTTGGATCGTGGATAATTTTAGCGGTGAATACGGGCAGGTTGAGAAAATTTCCGGTTTGACGAACCAGTTTGTGAGGTTTCGGTTCAAAGGTAAGAAGTGCGATACGATCATCTCGCCGGAGAATGTGATGTTTGAGATTGAGGACTAAAGTATGAAAATGGATAAAAATGTTATTTTGGTGAGGCCGCCCTGATTTACTTGACTATGGGCAGAGCACATGATATCCTTGATACATGACGAATAGGAGGTGCTTTTATGGCACGGACGGTAAAATGCCCTGGCTGTGGTGCGGATCTTACGGTGAAAGATGACAACCGAGATTTCATGTTCTGTGAGTTCTGCGGGACGAAGGTTCGGCTCGATGACTATCAGGAGACGCATCGGTTTGTGGATGAAGCACGGATCCAAGAGTCCAAGGATGCGAAAGAACTTGAGCTTAAGAAGATGGAGTTTGAGGAACGGAAACGAAAGGAAGATCTGAAAAGTGCCTTTGCAATTATCAAGGTGTCATTAGGAATAACGCTTGGTGGACTGGGAATTTTAATGATAGGCGCAATTTTGGAAACACTTGGCGTTATTAAATGAACGATTTCTGCCCATTTTATTTTTCGCAATTTTTGGGAATTTTCGAGAAAACGTCAAAAAATTCACTTTTTTGTGGCCAAAAACCCACTTTATGGCCAAAAATTTTTATAAAAATGGCCACAAAATTTAACGTAAACACGTTAAGAATATGCAGTTTGGCCAAAAACCCACTTTTTTCTTTAACTTACTTAAAAAAATGAAAATATATATATAGTAATAGAGGATAAAAAACGGGTTTTTGGCCACAGCGAGTTTTTACTTGCAAATGCGCGCCCAAGGGTGTATCATAGAACCATAGTGTACGAACGTAACGCTTCTGATTCTACGAGGTGAAAACCATGAGCTACATGGATGAGCTGGCAAGAAAATGGCGCGAACACGACCGCTCTTTTGAAGGGCGAGATGTTCTTCCGAATGGCGATGAGGTTTGGACTTATACCACACTAGAACTTGGTCTTCCAGTATTATGGCTGAAACACCCGGATGGCTCATTTGAGTATCGAGTGATTCACACTCCAGGTTATGATCAGGATACCGGTGAGCATTGGTGCTGGGAGTGCCACAAGATGCTTGCACATTGCGGCGACATCTGGAAATGCAATCAATGCGGTAATGAGATTGAAAATCAAGATATTGATATCCTCTCATCGCCGACAGAAGAAGCCAGTTATCCAGATGATAATCTTGAGCCTGAGTCGGAATGGTTAGATTGATAATTGCATTTTATGCCTCTGCGCTAAAAACGCAGGGGCTTTTTCTTTTGCTCTGAAAATTCCTAAAAATTCACATTTCTTTCTAAAAACTCACGCGAGAAAAACATCCCCTTTTATGGGGGGAATAGAATGCGTCTCAGGATGCACTATTCCTCTTATTTTTGGAGGTTGTATCATGCTCGAAAACAAATTCAAGACAGGATTGGTAAGGGAGCTTAAAGAACGCTTTCCCGGCTGCATGGTTGTCCATCTTGACCCAAACGAGATTCAGGGAATCCCCGATATCTTGGTTCTCTATGGCACAACATGGGGCGCATTGGAGGGCAAGAAGTCAGCGAGTGCATCTCATCGTCCAAATCAGGACTATTACGTTCAGCAGATGGACGAGATGAGTTTTGCGGCCTTTATCTATCCCGAAAACAAGGAGGAAGTTCTTAATGAACTGGCGAGATCATTCGAGGCTCACGGGGAAACATGCCCTCCTCGGAGCAAGTAACTACCATTGGCTGAACTATGACGCAGATAGGTTAACCAATGCAGTTCTTAATTATCAGGCGAAGGAACGGGGAACACGGCTGCACGCATTTGCAGCAGAGTGCATTGATCTGAAGCAAAAACTGCCGAAGAACAAGAAAACCCTCAATACCTATGTGAATGATGCCATTGGTTTCCGCATGGATACCGAGCAGGTGCTGTATTACAGTGACAACTGCTATGGAACTGCGGATGCTATTTCGTTCAACGATGGGTTCCTTCGCATTCACGACTTAAAAACCGGAGCTGTTCCTGCACATATGGAGCAGCTCTATATTTATGCCGCTCTGTTCTGCCTGGAGTACGGATACCACCCGAAAGATATTCGGATGGAGCTCCGCATCTACCAGAACGATGAAGTTTGGGTCGAGAATCCTACTGAAGAGGAAATCAGCCCCATCATCGCTAAAATCAAAGAGTTTGACCCGATCATCACTGATATTTTGTTAGGAGTGGCAGCATGAATCCAATTGAAAAAGACCTCCGTTCTTATTTTGGCATCACTTCCGAAAGCAATATCCTGGAACACTATGGCACCAAGCGGCATTCTGGTCGCTATCCTTGGGGTTCCGGCGATAATCCGTATCAGCATTCCGGCGATTTCCTGTCTCGCATTGAGGTTCTGAAGAAGAAGGGATTGTCTGAGAAAGATATTCTGGAGAGCATTAACGACTCTCTTCCGAAAGAGTATCAGATGAGCCTGTCCGAGTTCCGTGTGGCAAAGCGAACTGCCATTCATGAGCGGAAAACCTCAGAATACGAGCAGATCCATAAGCTGAAAGACGAAGATCACCTTGGCTGGACTGAAATTGCCAACCAACTTGGCATGAGCGAATCAAGTGTTCGATCTAAATATGCCGGAAATGCAGACAAAAAAGCGCAGCGTGCAAAAAACATCGCCGAAACTCTGAAAAAAGAAGTCGATAAAAAGGGAATGATCGATGTTTCGGAGGGCGCAAACTTTGCGTTGGGCGTAACTGATACTGAACTTCAGGATGCAGTGTATACGTTAGAGGCCGAATACGGTTATAAGCGTTATGGCGTAGGCATTAAGCAACCGACAAACAATCGCCAGCAGACCAATATCATGGTGCTTGCGAAACCAGAGTTCGATCAGAAGTATGCCTACAATCATCAGGAACAGATCGATTCACTTGGCGATTATCATACAGATGATGGCGGCGACACTTTTACGAAGCTTCAGCGCCCCTCCAGTCTGGACTCCAGTCGTGTTGCGATTCGTTACGGCGACGAAGGCGGCCTGGATAAAGACGGCGTTATGGAGATTCGCCGTGGGGTTCCTGACCTTGATCTCGGCAAGAGCCATTATGCGCAGGTTCGCATCCTTGTTGACGGCGACCATTATCTGAAGGGCATGGCAGTCTATTCTGACGATCTGCCGGATGGTGTGGACGTTATGTTCAACACCAATAAGCCTTCTGGCACGCCCAAGATGAAGGTCCTTAAAGAAGCAAAAGCTGATCCTGACAATCCGTTTGGCGCAGCTATCAAGGCCAACGGCCAGAGTATGTATATCGGTGATGACGGCAAAGAGCACCTCTCACCGATCAACAAGCTGAAGGAGGAGGGCGACTGGGACACGATGTCTCGGAATGTCTCTTCTCAGTTCCTTTCCAAGCAGCCCAAGAAGCTGATCGAGAACCAGCTTAACCTTACTGTTGCGGATTATAAAGCCCAATATGATGAAATCATGCGGTACGATAATCCTACGGTCAAGAAGAAACTGCTCAATGATTTTGCTGATACGGTTGAAGGAACATCCATGACCCTGAAGGCATCTGCTTTCCCGGGTCAGTCCACGAAGGTTATCCTGCCGATCAATAAGATTAAGGAGACAGAGGCTTACTGCCCCACCTATGAGAATGGCACCAGGCTTGCACTGATCCGTTATCCCCATGCAGGTACCTTTGAGATTCCCATCGTGACTGTCAACAACAAGAATGTCAGCGGCAAGCGGAATCTCGGTGCAATTCAGGATGCAATCGGCATCAATGCGAAGGTTGCAGAGCGGCTTTCGGGCGCAGACTTCGATGGTGACACGGTTATGGCGATTCCTATTACCGACAAGGTCAACATCAAGTCCACCCGTGCATTGAAAGCACTGAAAGGATTCGATCCCAAGACAGCTTATGCAGTTCCTGAAGGCAATCCGAACAATGTCAGGCTGATGAAGAAAGAAGACAAGCAGCGCGAAATGGGCGTGATCTCCAATCTCATCACTGATATGACACTGCGTGGTGCCGACGAGGATGAGCTTGCGCGTGCAGTTAAGCACTCCATGGTCGTTATCGATGCTGAAAAGCATAAGTTGGACTACAAGCGGTCTGAGCAGGAGAATGGCATTCCCGAGCTGAAGCAGAAGTGGCAGATTCGTGTGGATGAGGAAGGCGCTATACACTATGGTGGCGCATCCACGCTCTTGTCTCGCCGTAAGCAGACGGTTCGTGTGCCCGAGCGCCGTGGTAGTATTCGAGTCGATAAGGAAACTGGTGAATACATCTACAAAGAAAGTGGACGTACCTTCGTTGACCCTAAGACGGGTAAGGAACGTAAAGCCGAGGACACAGTCAGCCTGATCTCCGAAACAAAGGATGCACGTACGCTGTCTTCTGGCACCATCCAAGAGAACCTGTATGCGGACTTCTCCAACAAGCTGAAGGCCATGGCTAACCAAGCGCGCAAAGAGGCGGCCAATATGAAGGGACTTGAATATAGTCCTTCTGCCGCCAAGACCTATGCGCCTGAGGTTGCTTCTCTGAAAGAAAAGTATAACAATATGATCGCTAACAAGCCTAAAGAGCGCAAAGCAATGCTGATTGCGAACGCGAATATTAAGGCGAAGATTCAGGAACAGGGGCTTGATCCCAACATTTCGGAAGATAAGAAGGTAATCAAGAAGATCTCCTCTGTCGAGATGCAGCGTGCTCGCGATTCTGTTGGTGCAAGCGGACGCAAGTCAAAGGTTACCTTCACGGACAGAGAGTGGGAAGCTGTTCAGGCTGGCGCAATTTCCGACAATATGTTGACGAAATTCCTTAATTCGTCTGATTCTGACGAAATTGTAAAACGTGCAATGCCGAAAAATGTTACTGCTATGACTTCTGCAAAGATGTCCAAAGCAAACGCAATGCTGAGAAGCGGTTATTCTTATGCTGAAATCGCCAAGGCCTGCGGTGTTCCGGAGTCCACGGTTTACAGCGCGCTCAACAAATAACAATCAATTAAGAAAGAGGCTTTGAATAATGGTTCGATGCTTTCTCACCACCTTTGATAACCCGTACAGTCCGTACGAGGAGTTCGAGAAGTGGTATCAGTATGATATCGAGCACGGCTACAACTCTTCTGGGTTGCTTATGAGGATCGCCGAGACCTCCTCACAGTTCACGGACAACGAAAATGCCTATGAAATTGAGAAGGCAATCGATAAAATCGTTGCTGCCGACCCGATAAACATCTACAAGAAGCTCAAGATCACCGTGCCCGACGAGGACACGCTCGGCCAAACCGCGTAAACCATAGGGAGGGGGTCTCAAAATTGACACCCCCTCTCAAATCGCGCCGGTCTTTGATATTTCCCCGGAGGGAAAATTGATATTTGGGCTTTAAGAAGAAAAAACGCCAGTATCCACGTGGTGTGTAGGTACTGACGTTTTTACATTTTATACGGTTCGATCTAACTCCAGCTTTTTGCACTTATCTGCAATCCACAGGAGAGTCTTCGTAATATTCTCCAGGATCTCTTCACGAGATACAGGAGCAAATTTGACCTTGGTAAAGTCATCGTAAGTGACTTTATCAATCCGAATTATATCGTCCATTCTATATCACCACCTTTCTTAGTAGAATGAACGATTCAAATGAGTTACAGGTCAACCTCCGAGATAAGTATAAGTGCATTTGTATGCGCAGTCAAGTCGAAACGGGACATAATCGCCGAGGTTCTGGGGTGTAGACCGGGACTTCGGCGGTTTTTGCAAGGGCTCATGGGAGTAGTATCCTCCTATATATTTGGGTTCAGGGCTTTCACGATGTTCAACCTCCATTGGGCATGATCTGCTTTTTCTTCTCCTTTCAAATGAGACAGGCTTAACTGGTACTACTGCGACTCCCATGAACCCTTGCAAAAGCAAAATAAGAATGTGAAACGAGGTTATTGCAATGAAACCTAAGAAGTCTGCTCCGGGTGAAATGTCGGCTGCAACTTCGCGGCCTGCAAGCACCCCGGAAGCACAAGAAAACTATATGATCAACCTGGCGATGAAGCTGGTTGAGAAACGACTGCTGGAAGGTACGGCATCCAGCGCTGAGACGACCCATTTTCTGAAGCTGGCGACCTCTAAGAACGAGTTGGAGAAAACAAAGCTGGAAGAGGAAAACAAGCTGCTGCGGGCAAAGACCGAGGCACTACAGAATGCAAAGCACTCTGAGGAGCTGTACGAGAAGGCAATTGCTGCTATGAAGAAATACAATGGCCTGGGAGAGGATGACGAGTATGACATTGATTGACGTTGCATTTGCCCTGAGCACGGTTGTGATGATTATTTTCGTATCACTATTCTTTGCCGAGTGGGTCGAGAAGCACACCCAGAGTTATGCACTTGAGATATTTGCGCATTTCGGAATGCCTATGCTACTGTGGTGTGTAATGTTGGTGCTATATGAATTGCTGCGTAAGAATGGGGTAGTTGGGTGAAATGTCAATAACGAACATCCAGATGCTATTGGCTGTACTGTGGTTATGCAGTTTTGCAATCTTCATGGTGGCCGTATACTTGGGGAAGCATCCGGAAAATGCTGTAAGTACGACCATGCTGTATGCTCTCGGGGTACTGTCTGGGGTTATTGCATTCTGCGAGATACTGGAGCTGTTTGCATGAAAAGCTACACGGAACTTTGCACCCTGCCGACATACGAGGAGAGGCTGGAGTATTTACAGCTGCACGGGGAAGTGGGGAGAGACACCTTTGGGTTTGACCGATGGCTGAACCAGGACTTCTATCAATCGAGAGAGTGGCGGCAGTTCAGGGACAGGATTATTGCCCGGGACATGGGTTGTGACCTGGGGTGCAAAGACCACCCGATCACAGACTGGGTGCTGCGGGATGGAAGGCCGATCCGACCGAAGATCTCGATCCACCACATAAATCCCATAACAAAAAATGACGTTCTCCAGCACAGCGAGAAGCTGCTTGATCCGGAGAACGCCATTTGTGTTTCGGCGGCAACGCACAAGGCGATCCATTACGGAACGGGAAAGGGCCCGAAGCTGCCGAACGGAGAAAGAAGATCGGGCGACACCTGCCCATGGAGGAAATGAGTATGTACCAGAAAAAAGCATTTAACCGGAGAGAGCAGGACTACGCCATGGGGCTGCGGCGGAAGCTGGAAGAGGCGGAGGCGATGCTCCAGCACCTTGCACCGAGCCGCGCGAGAAGCCTGGCGCTTACCAAGCTGGACGAGGCACTGCTCTGGGCGAACGTGGGCATTGCGGAAGCAGGGCTCCAGCAGGGCTATACGGTTGCGCCGCGGAATAAGGGCTTTGACTTTGACGATGCTCTGGCGACAAATGTGGATGGGCAGCAGGTGCGGGCAGTACGGGCCAGGGGTATCGTGTTTGATGGGATGAAGATCACCCCGGACAGCGTGGAGAACCACACTGCTCTGAAATCCGGGCTGGACACCATTGATCACCAGAAGCTGACCGATATTGTTGAAGCTGCTGCACAGAAAGAAGCGGCCATGGGCAAGGACGGCGCGCCCCACCATCTGGCCGAACTGGAACTACTGGCGAGGGCTCAGAAGGACTGGTACTACGCCATGATGAGTTACATTATGGGCGACGACAGCGATGCCGAGGAGGAATCAAAATGAATTCGATCCTGACGAGCGTGAAGAAACTGCTGGGCATTGCCGAGGAGTGCACCGACTTTGATACGGACATCATCATGTACATCAACATGGCGCTGTTTGCACTGGTGCAGATGGGCGTAGGGCCCGGTGAAGGGTACGCCATTTCCGGGAAAGAAAACGAATGGACGGAATTTGTTGCCGACCCGGTGAAGGTGGAAGCTGTGAAGGCTTACGTGGCCGTGAAGGTACGGCTGTTGGGCTTTGACCCGCCCCAGAGCAGCACCACCATGGAAGCGCTGAAGAATACCGCCTCCGAGATGGAATGGCGGCTGAACGTGGAGCATGACAACACATGGGACGGACAGTAGCAGCGCGATGGGTGGAGCACTGGATGGAAACACCGGAGAAAAAGGACTGGTTTGGGCGGGCAACGCAGGATATCTGCAACGGATGCGCCAGACAGGGAACCTGTGAATGCCCGGATGATATCCGATGCTTTTACACCCTGGACAAGCCCTTTTACCGACCCAAAGCCTGAACGAGTGAAACGGAGCAAGACGAGGAACCAAAAATGGCATTATCGAACACGGCCACGCCGATCTACTACGGCCGTTTTCGGGAGGCCGTGATGCGTGGCGAAATCCCGGTTTGCCGGGAAATTGCCATGGAGATGGAGCGGATCGACGACCTGATCGCCAACCCGGGCATCTACTATGACGACAAGGCGGTGAACGGCTTTATCTCCTTTTGCGAGGACGAGCTGACCCTGACGGACGGCACCGACGTGAAGCTGCTGGACAGTTTCAAGTTATGGGCCGAAGAGATCTTTGGGTGGTACTACTTTGTGGAACGAAGCGTCTTTGTGCCAAACGAGCATGGAGGCGGCGGGCACTACGAGACCCGGCGGCTGAAAAAGCGGCTTGTGACAAAGCAGTACCTCATCATTACCCGATCAGCTGCGAAGACCATGTATCTGGAGTTTTTGCAGGCCTACTTCCTGACGGCGTACACCACCACGACCCAGCAGCTGACCACCGCCCCGACCATGAAGCAGGCCGAGGAGGTGCTGGCACCCTTCCGCACGGCATTGGCGCGGGCAAAGGGGCCGGTGTTCCAGTTTATGACCGAGGGCAGCCTGCAAAACACCACCGGCTCCAAGGCAGACCGGGTGAAGATGGCTTCCACCAAGAAGGGCATCGAGAACTTTTTGACCAACAGTCTGCTGGAAGTGCGCCCGATGACCATTGAGAAACTGCAAGGACGGCGCGACACTGTGGCGACCGTGGACGAGTGGCTCTCCTGCGACATCCGGGAAGACCCCATTGGTGCCATTGAACAGGGCGCAGCCAAGAACGAGAATTATCTCATCGTGGCTGCTTCCTCCGAGGGCACGGTGCGCAACGGCTGCGGCGACGACATCAAAATGGAGTTGATGAGCATCCTGAAAGGGGAGTACGTCAACCCCCATGTGTCCATCTGGTACTACAAGCTGGACTCCATTGAGGAAGTAGGCCAGCCGGAGATGTGGCTGAAGGCCAACCCGAACCTGGGCAAGACCGTGAGCTACGAGACCTACCAGCTGGACGTGGAGCGTGCGGAGAAATCCCCCAGCGCCCGAAACGATATTCTGGCCAAGCGCTTCAACCTGCCCATGGAGGGCTACACCTATTTCTTCCCTTACGAAGAGACCCTGTGCCACAGGAAGAGAAGCTTCTGGCAGATGCCTTGTGCCATGGGCGCGGATCTTTCCATGGGCGACGACTTCTGCGCCTTTACCTTCCTGTTTCCGCTGTCCAACGGATATTTCGGGGTCAAGACGAGGGACTACATCACATCCTACACCCTCAGTCAGCTTCCGGCTTCGAGACGGCAGCAGTATGAGGAGTTTATGCGGGAAGGGACCCTGTTCGTGTTTGACGGCACAGTCCTGGACATGATGCAGGTATACGATGACCTGGACAACTTCATCATGGAGAACGAGTACGACGTGCGGGCCTTTGGCTACGACCCCTACAACGCGCAGGAGTTTGTGAAGCGCTGGGGCGATGAAAACAGCACCTTTGGCGTTGTGAAAGTGATCCAGGGCGCAAAGACCGAAAGCGTGCCGCTGGGTGAGTTGAAAAAGCTGAGCGAACAGCGGAAGCTGCTGTTTGACGAACAGCTGATGCAATTTGCCATGGGCAACTGCATTACGCTGGTGGACACCAACGGCAACCGGAAGCTCTACAAACAGCGGCAGGATCAGAAGATCGATGCCGTGGCTGCCATGATGGACGCTTACGTGGCATGGAAACAGAACCGGGATGCGTTTGAATAATCAGGAGTCTTCTTTCTTTACGCGATGACGTTGAGGGTACTCATCTACAATCGTTTGATGTAGTCCCAGATCAATCCCAAGATCCTTAGCTTGTTGGCGCTTTTCTGGACTCGGATAACGGTTCTCTCCCATATTCCGGATGGATATATTGTGCATAACCGTTTTTCTGTCATAGGTATCCGGATCGTTATCAAGTTCCATTTCTGTCGATGCGGTATCTTCAGAGGAATCGTTTTCAGAAATGGTGCTGTCGCTTAATATCGGAGTTTCTTCAGAAGAGTTTCTTTCCATCAACTGCTGATACCATAAGTATCCTTGATACGCAATGGCACCAATGATAAGCCCTGCTGCAATCTTTTTACGATGGTCGTGGGTAAATTTCCATAATTTTTCTTTGAATGTTAACGGTTCGATTGCTTCATACATTACACCAAACTTGCTCTGGCATTTTTCACAGATGACATCATCAGGCATTGAATCCGGGATAGATATTTTACTGCCACAGTTCGGGCATATAACAGATTCCATAAGAACTCCTCTTTGTCGAAAATGTTCGGTAAGAAGAGTATAACACAGCTGACAAACGTTGTAAATCAAAGAAAGGAGCGATAGAGTGAACGATTGGTGGGATTACCTGGAGCATGGATGGTTCGGGAAAAACGGCCAGAAGGGCAGCGAAAAGAAAAACCACAAGTATTATGCCCGTGTTCCGACCGGAACGAAGGATGGACATAACGTTTACCGGTACTTCTACTCGAAAGAGGACTATGCCGCCTACATCCGGAGCGGAAAGAAAAAACTGACCGGTGAGTACGGCATGGAGAAGCACCCGAACGGGCGGATCGCATGGACTGCAACGGAACAGTATACCGACAAGGACGGAAAGTTGCAGACGCGCAAGAAATATGTGAGCGCAGAGACCTCCGCGAAGCTCCGGGACGATAAATACCGGAAAGAGAAAGCCCTGAATGAAACTCCGAAAGAAAAGAAGGAGCAGATGAAGGAAGCAAAGAAGCGCTACAACAAGAAAATGGCCGCGACGAGACGGAAACGTGCCGTACAGAAGGGCTTCCAGACTGTGAGCAGACTTTTGGGAAAGCAGATGGACTTCAAGAAAAAGCCGAACAACAAAACCGAGAACAAGGCCTACCAGAAAGCAGGATGGCGAAAGAGCATGTTTGTTCCGGGAGCTTATGTGCGGAAAGCAAAGTGAGGTGATGAGATAAACATGCAGGTATACAAGGACGAGCTATACCACTGGGGCATCAAGGGCATGAAGTGGGGCGTGCGGCGGTACCAGAACAAGGATGGTACCCTGACGGCCGCAGGCAAGAAGCACTATGCCGGGGACGGGAACGCCGGTGAGGATGCACAGGAGCCCAAGACAGAGTATGCGCCCAAGCGAACCGGAAAAAACGCGGAGGACTACTCCGACGAGGAGCTGCGGGCGCGGATCAACCGGCTGCAAATGGAAAAGCAGTACCGGGATCTTCAGGGGCAGACCAACATCCGGGCGGATGACCCCAACAAGGAACTGAAAGCCGAGAAAGAGCGGCTCCAGCTCCAGAAGGACGTGAAACAGCTACGGAAGGACGTATACAGTGGGCAGAGCTTTGTGAAGACCGTAATGACGAATGCCTCCCAGCAGTTTTTGACCAAGGCAGCTTCCGGTGCTATGAGCTACGCAGCAAAACAGTTCATCACGAAGGAACTCAAGAACCCTGATCTGGCGAACGCCATTGTGAGCGGAAGCGCTGGCGGAAACCAGCAGAAGAAAGACGATGACAAGAAAGACGACGACAAGAAAGACAGTTAAGGTCTGGAGGAAATCAAAATGGCATCACAAACCTTTGGCTCCAGACTGAGACACGCCTGGAATGCGTTTTTGAACCGGGATCCCCCCGGAAGAAGCGGCGAAGGATACAGCTACCGGCCTGACCGGGTAAGGCTGAACCGAAGCAATGACCGGACGATCATGACGGCCATCAACACCCGCATTGCCATGGATGCGGCGGCAATTACCATCAATCATGTAAGGCTCGATGAAAACGGACGCTACGACGAAACCGTTGATTCGGGCCTTAATTCTTGCCTGAACCTTTCCGGCAACAAGGACCAGACGGGCCGGGCACTGCGATATGACATGTTCCTTTCCATGCTGGACGAGGGATGCATTGCGCTGGTGCCCATTGACGTGGACTACGACGGAAAGACCGGTAAGACCCGGATCGAATCCATGCGGGTGGGAAAGGTGCTGGAATGGTACCCGGACGACGTGCGGCTGGAAGTGTACAACGACCGGACCGGACGGAAAGAGGAGATCACTCTGCCGAAGACACGGGTGGCCCTGGTGGAGAACCCGTTCTATGCCGTGATGAACGAGCCCAACGGCACGGTGCAGCGCCTGATCCGGAAGCTGAACCTGATGGACGTGATCGACGAGCAGGTGGGCAGCGGCAAGCTCGACCTGATCATCCAGCTGCCTTACGTTGTGAAGGGCGAGACCCGGAAGAAACAGGCCGAAGAGCGCCGGGCACAGATCGAACAGCAGCTCGCCGGTTCCAAATACGGCATTGCCTACACCGATGGCACGGAGCATATCACGCAGCTGAACCGCAGCCTCGAAAACAACCTTCTGAAGACCGTGGAATACCTGACCAACATGGCATACAGCCAGTTGGGTATCACCCCGGAGATCATGAACGGTACTGCTTCCGATGCTGTGATGACCAACTACGAGAACCGCACCATCGAACCCATTGTGGCGGCTGCCGTGGACGAGATCCGGCGGAAGTTCCTGACTGAGGACGATCGGGCGAACCGGGAATCCGTGATGTACTTCCGTGACCCGTTCAAGCTGACCCCCGTTTCCGCCGTTGCCGAAATGGCCGACAAGTTTACCCGCAACGAGATCATGACCTCCAACGAGTTCCGGCAGGCCATTGGCATGAAACCCAGCAAGGACCCCAAGGCAGATGAACTGCGGAATGCAAACATCAGCCAGAGCAGTGAGGAAATTGCGGCGCAGAACAAAACAATCACGGCAGGGCGGGATGCCGTAGAGAGGAGTATTGCAAATCAAAATGGTTAATTTTGACTACGATTGCAGCGGCTGGGCGACGAAAGCGAACGTCCGGTGCTATGACGGGCTGGTGATCGCGCAGGATGCCTTTAAGGAGTGCAGCGGCAAGGTTGTGCCCATGGTGTACAACCACGACCACTCCAACGTGGACAACGTAATCGGCCACTGCCTGCTGGAGAACCGGCCCGGCGGCGTGTACTGCTATGCCAAATTCAACGACACCGACACCGGCAAGACCGCAAGACAGTGCGTGGAGAGCGGCGACCTGAGCGCCTTTTCCATTTTTGCCAACGGCCTGAAGAAGGTGGGCAGCACCGTGAAGCACGGCTTTATCCGGGAAGTGAGCCTTGTGCTGGCCGGATGCAACCCCGGTGCCCTGATCGACGAGGTTGTAAAGCACAGCGCCGATGAGGACTACGAGGGCGGCGAGGCTTTTATCTATAACGAGGACGGCCTGAGCCTGACCCACGGCATGGACCCCGAGGGCAACCCGCTGGAAGACCTTACACACAGTGCGGACAGCGGCGATGCCATGACCGACGATGAAGCAACACAGGAGGAAGCCAAAATGGCGGACGAAAAGAACGAAGGCAAGACGCTCGAACAGGTCTACAACAGCATGACCGACGAGCAGAAAGAGTGCTGCCACGCTCTGGTGGGCCTGGCCCTGGAAGAGCAGGAAGGCGGCGACAACGATGACGGTGAGGAGGACGATACCGTGAAGCAGAATGTTTTCGACAAGGATACCAACGCAACTGTGCTGAAGCACAGCATCGAAGAGATCAACAACGTGGTCAAGACCGCAAAGAGCCACGGCACCATGAAGGCTGCCTTTGAGGATGCCGGCATGGACAGTGACGAGCTGGCCCACAGCATCGACAACATCGACTGGCTGTTCCCTGAGGATCACCTGCTGGACACCACCCCCCGCATCATCGACAAGCCCGACGACTGGGTGAGCGTGGTCATGGGCGCTGTGCACCACATTCCCTTCAGCCGGTTCAAGAGCATGTTTGCTGACCTGACCGAGGAGGATGCCCGCGCCAAGGGTTACTTCAAGGGCAACTTCAAGAAGGAAGAGGTCTTTGGCCTGCTGCGCCGCTCCACCAGCCCCACCACCGTGTACAAGAAGCAGAAGCTGGACCGCGACGACGTGATCGACATTACCAGCTTTGACGTTGTGGCATGGCTGAAGCAGGAGATGCGCCTGAAGCTGAACCGTGAGCTGGCTCTGGCATACCTGCTGGGCGACGGCCGTCTGGCTGCTTCTGAGGACAAGATCGATGAGAACTGCATCCGCCCTGTGTTCAACGACAGCGACCTGTTTACCATCAAAGTCCAGTGCAAGACCACCGGCCTGACCACCGTGGAGGACAAGTACAAGGCCCTGATCAAGCAGATCCTGCGCAGCCGCAAGGAGTACCGCGGCTCTGGCACCCCCACCCTGTTCACCACCGAGGACGCTCTGACCGAGATGCTCCTGCTGGAGGACGGCATCGGCCACCCGCTGTATGCTGACGAGGCTGCTCTGGCCCGCAAGCTGCGTGTGAAGAACATTGTGACCATTCCCGAGATGGAGGGCCGCAAGGGTGCCAAGGGCGGTGACCTGGTCTGCCTGATCGTGAACCTGGCCGACTACACCGTGGGCGCAGACAAGGGCGGCGCTGTTTCCATGTTCGATGACTTCGACATCGATTTCAACGCCCAGAAGTACCTGATCGAGACCCGCTGCTCCGGTGCTCTGACCACCCCGTTCAGCGCCATGGCTGTTGAGTGGGCCGCTTAAAGAGAAAGGATAGAACTATGCTGAACACCATCTACGAGACCGGTTATGACCTGCACGTGGCAAACTACGTTGCCTACCTGCACACCGACAAGAAGCTGTACGAGGACGAGGCCCACAAGGTTCAGGCCAAGAAGGCTGACGTGGAGAAGGCCTTTAAGCTGGGCCGCCTGATCGTGATGGCCGCCGACAAGACCTACCTGCCTGTGGCCCTGATGGCTGCCGGTGTGGTCGTGACCGACGGCACCACCGCCACCACCTGCGCTGTGGCTGCGGACGAGGCCTGATTTTTCAGAGCTCAAAGTTAGCTGCAACAAATCAAAATGGAGTGAGAAGAGATGAGATACTGCGGGAAGCTGGGATTTGCAGATAAGGTGGAGGAGACCGCCCCCAGCGTATTTACCGAGAAGATGACGGAACGCACCTATTATGGGGACGTGCTGGAGTTTGGACGGCAGATGCAGATGGGTGACAAGGTGAACCCCGACATCACGGTTGGAAACCAGTTGAGCATTCTGGCGGACCCGTTTGCGAACGACCATCTCTACGATCTCCGGTATGCGGTGTTCATGGGACAGAAATGGCAGGTGACCGGCGTGAAGGTACAATACCCGCGCCTGATCCTGACTTTGGGAGGGCTCTGGAATGGAAGCACGGCTGAAGGTTGACACGCTCCTGCGCGAAGTGCTGAAGGAGAACGGAAAGTCGATCCACCTCTATTTTCAGCCGAAAGTGGGATTCCAGCTCCAATATCCCTGCATCGTGTACAGCGAAAACAAGATCCGAAACAACCATGCGAACGACAGGGTGTACATCCAGCATCCGTTCTACACGGTGACCGTGATGGACAAAGACCCTGACAGCAAGATCAAAGCGGCCGTAAGCGTGTTGCCAAAATGCACCTACGACCGCTCTTTTGTTTCGGACGGATTATACCACACCGTTTTTACGATCTACATCTAAGGAGGAACTATATGTCCAGACTGATTTGGGACGCTGTCGGCGAAAAGTTTTACGAGATGGGCACCAAGATGGGTGTCCTGTATCCCATGAACAACACCGGCGCTTACGACAAGGGCGTGGCCTGGAATGGCCTGACCGCCGTGACCGAGAGCCCCTCCGGCGCTGAGGAGACCAAACTCTACGCCGACGACATCAAGTATGCTTCTCTGCGCTCTGCCGAGGAGTACGGCTACACCATCGAAGCCTACACCTACCCCACCGAGTGGGAGCCCTGCGACGGTTCCGCACAGGTTGCAACGGGTGTTTCCATCGGCCAGCAGAAGCGCCAGGGCTTTGGTTTCAGCTGGGTGACCACCGTGGGCAACGACGTTGACGACGAGGTGGGCCAGAAGATCCACATTGCGTGGAACAGCACCGCTTCCCCCAGCGAGAAGAGCTACGCCACCATCAACGACAACCCTGATGCCATCACCTTCAGCTGGGAGTGCACCACCTCCCCCGTGAGCGTGACCGGCCACCGCCCCACCAGCCACATGGAGATCGACTGCTCCAAGCTGAAGCCTGCCACCGTGAAGGCCATTCAGGACAAGCTCTGGGGTACCGAGAACGCCGAGGCGACCCTGCCCACCCCCGACGAGCTGATCAAGCTGATCACCGACAGCGAGGCTCAGGCGGCGTAAACCTCTCACCGCTTCGGTCTCGCCTTTGGCGAGCGCCTTGCGGAGCTCCCCTAATAGGGGAGCCAAGAATCAATGAACACAATAAAGGAGAAGAAAAATGCTGAAAAAGACGATGACCACCGTGGACTTTGGCGGTACCGAACGGACGGAAGATTATTACTTCAATCTGACCCGTGCCGAGATCATGGAGATGGAGCTGACCACCGAGGGCGGCCTTGTGCAGATGATCAACCGCATCACTGCCGCCCAGAGCCAGCTGGAGCTTGCCAAGCTGTTCAAGCAGATCATCTGCAAGAGCTACGGTGTGCTGAGCCCGGATGGCCGGAAGTTCATCAAGAACGATGCGGTGCTGGCGGACTTTATGTCCACCCAGGCCTACAGCGACCTGTACTACAAGCTGGCCTCCAACGGCGAGGCAGCGGCCGCATTCTTTGAGGGCATCCTGCCGGAGGACATGAAGGAGGAGACCAAGAAGGCCGCCCCTGTGAACGCACAGCCCGGCCTGAAGGTGCTGGAAGCCCCCGTGAAGGGCACTGAGGAGCAGTAACATGCCCCTCTTACCGCTCCGTCCGCCAAAGGGCGGCGCGTCGCGGAGCTCCCCCAAAGAGGCGAGCTCTGCTTAGAAGAACATTCAAAATGGAGCGTGCTCTGAGAAGGGCACCTCAATGAACACATACCAGGGAGAGAAAGCAAATGATGACGCTTACGATACCGGGACAACAGCGGTGGAACGAAAAGACAGAGGAATTTGTTTACACGCCTGCCGTGGTCCTGAAGCTGGAACATTCACTGCTCTCCCTGGCTCATTGGGAAAGCAACTGGAACATCCCGTTCCTGAGCAATCTGGACAAGCTGACCGTGGAGCAATGGTTGGACTACATCCGCTGCATGACGGTGACCAAGGGGGTAGACCCCGAAGTGTACGCCAGACTGACCCGGGAACAGTACCGTTCCATTAACGAATATATGGAAGCCCCCATGACCGCAACCTGGTTCAGCGGGGAGCCGAGACCCAACGAACGAAAGACCGCAGGAAAGCCCCGGCCAAAGCGACCGCCCCGGAAAAGCGGGACCGAGACCACGGCTGAGGTGCTGTACTGCCAGATGTTCAGCTTTGGCATTCCGAAAGAGTGCGAGAAGTGGCATTTGAACCGATTATTGACCCTGATCCGGGTATGCCAGGAGAGCCAGGCACCGGCGAAGAAGATGAGCAAGGGCGACCGGATGGCCCAGCAGCGGATGCTGAACGAGCAGAGAAAGGCCCGGCTGAAGACGAGAGGGTAAGATGCCGAAGGTGATCGTATTTCGCCAGAAGGGCGACTGGAAGAAGAGCCGGAAATTTTTGAAGCGATGCTCGAACCTGAGCCTGGATGAGCTGCTGGACCGGTACGGACAGGAGGGCGTGGAGGCCCTTGCGAAGGCGACCCCGAAGGACACGGGAAAGACGGCGGCAAGCTGGAGCTACACGGTGACCAAGGGAAAAGAGACCATCACCATTACATGGAGAAACTCCAACATCGTGGACGGCGTGCCCATTGCGGTGATCCTGCAATACGGACACGGCACACGGAACGGAGGATACGTAGAGGGCGTGGATTATATCAACCCTGCGATGCGGCCGATTTTTGAGCGGATCGCAGCACGGGCATGGGGCGAGGTGAGGACAGAATGAGCCAGGAAGTAGACAGCCGCGTTGTTGAAATGCGGTTTGACAACGCAAATTTTGAGAAAAATACCAAACAGACCATCTCGACCATTGACCGGCTGATGGAGAAGCTCCAGTTCAAGGGAGCGGAAAAGGGCTTTGAGAAGCTGGGCGCAGCCGCGGAGAACGTGGACTTTGCCACCATGCAGACGAGCCTTGACCGGCTGGAATCCAAGTTCTCGAGCCTGAACATCGTGGCCACCACGGCACTGGTGAACATCACCAACAAATTTGTGGACGCGGGTGAGAAGCTGGTCAAGAGCCTGTCCATCGATCAGGTGGCCAGCGGCTGGGACAAGTACACCGAAAAGACCTCCAACGTTCAGACCATCATGAACGCCACGGGCAAGAGCATTGACCAGGTCAACGGTTACCTGAACAAGCTGATGTGGTACTCCGACGAGACCAGCTACAGCTTCAGTGAGATGACCAGCGCTCTTTCCCAGATGACGGCTGCGGGCGGCAACATCGACAAGATGATCCCCATGATCATGGGCATTGCCAACGCCACCGCAGATGCGGGCAAAACGGGCTTTGCGTTCCAGAGCACCATCCGGAACCTGACCCAGAGCTACAGCGCCGGACATTTGCAGCTTCAGGACTGGAAGAGCCTGAACCTGATGGGTACGGCCACCAAGGCCCTGAAGCAGGAGCTCATTGACACAGCGGTGGAGCTGGGCACCCTGAAAAAGGGCGAGGTGACCATTGGCACCTTTGAGAGTTCCCTTTCCAAAAAGTGGGCCAACACGAAGGTCATGGAAAAGACCTTTGAGAAGTACGCCTCCATGATGGAAGCGGCCTACGAGATGACCCAGAAGAACAAGGGCATGACCAGCTCCGAGGCCCTTGAGAAGCTGAGCGGTCAATACGGCGAGCTGGCAGAGCGTGCGGCGCTGGCGGCCCAGCAGGCAACCAGTTTTGGGCAGGCAATTGATTCCACCAAGGACACGGTCAGCTCAAAATGGATGGCCGTATTCGAGACCTTCTTTGGCAACAAGGAAGAGGCCACCGAAACCTGGACGGAGCTTTCGGAGCGGCTGTACGACATTTTCGTGCCGTCCATCGATGCGCTGAACGAACGGCTGAAAGCCGGACTGAACAGCGGATGGGCACAGCTTCAAGGCAGACTGGGGGATCAGGCGGATGCCTACAGCTACACCCTCCAGCAGGTGGCCCTTGCAAGCGGCGCTGTGACCGAAGACCAGATCACCGAAACGGGCAGTTTTACCAAGGCATTGCAGCAGAACGGCGTGAGTGCCCAGCTGCTGAAAGCAAGCCTTGACGAGGCACAGGCAAGCGCCGAAAAGCTGCTGACCCTGAGCGACAAGGAGATGGCCGCAAAGGGCTATGACCGGGAGACCATCCAGCGGGATGCAGAAGCCTTTGCGAAGCTGAACGCTGAGATTCAAAATGGAACCCTGGACCTGGACGAGTACGCTCAGAAGATCAGCGAGCTTTCCGGCAGAGAGCATCTGGTGCAGAGCTTCTGGAACATCATGGATGCCATTGGCAAAGTGGTGGCCCCGGTGAAGGAGGCGTTCAGCGAGATCTTTCCGCCCGCAGACGGGGAGCGCATTTACAGCTTTGCCGAACGGCTCGACCTGATGACACAGAAGCTCATCATCACCGACCAGACCGCAGAGAAGATCAAGAAGACCTTCAAGGGCCTGTTCACGGTGCTGAAGGGCGTTACCACGATCCTGAGCAAGATCGGCGCTGTGGCCAAGGAAGCATTTTCGCTGCTGGCGAACGCTGCGAAGCCTGTGGCACAGGTGATGCTGAGCGTGGGAGCCGGGCTGGGGGATTTCCTTGAGACGATCTACGAAGTTGCCACCGGAAGCGGCACCCTGCGGGAGAAACTTGGCGGCATCAAGACGGCACTGACCAAGCTGCTGAGCCCTGTGGACGCACTGGGCGGTATGCTGAAGAACACGAAGATCGCGCAGTACATCGACACCTTCCTGGAAAAGGGCGAGGAGAGCACCGGCCTGCTGGGCACCTTATACTCCGTTGGCAGGCGGGCTTTTGACGGACTGAGCACCGTGATCCGGACCGCAGCAAGCGGAGGCATTGGCATCCTGGGTATGCTGGGCATGGCGATCTCGACCCTGCTCTCCAAACTGGGCGGCCTTGGTGAGAAAGCGGTGCAGGTACTGGGGCTGACAAAGCCGAATCTGGAGGACTTCCAGCAGAACCTCATCGACATGCCAAAGAACCTGAGCAAATCCATGAGCGAGTTTGCTTCCACCTTCCAGCGCAGCATGAACAAGAGCAACGGCTCGGTGGGGGATGCCTTTGCCCCGGTGAAACAGTTCTTTACCGCGGTGAAAGAGGGCTTTGATGCCATCAGCGGGACGGACGTTTACCGTTTTATGAGCCTGGTCGATGTGGGATTGCTGGCGTTCAGCATCGGGCAGATGGCAAAAGCCACCAAGAGCCTGAAAGAAATGCTGGAGACCCCGCTGACCGGAATGCTCAACTCCATCTCCGGCACCTTTAAGCAGCTGACCCGTGCCATCAAGACCTGGCAGAAAAACGAGAGCACCAAGACCCTGACCGGCATGGCCACCGCGATCCTGATCCTGGCCGGGGCCATGTACGTGATGAGCCGGATCAACCCCGACCAGTTCACGGAGATCGCCAGTACGGTCTTTGGTTTCGTGACCCTGCTGACGATCTCGGCAAAGCTGTTGGAGCCGACCACCAAGCGGTTCACGAAAGCATTTGACAGCCTGAAAGCCAGCGCCCTGAACGCGGCGACCCTGTGGGGCACTGCTGCGGCGCTGATCGGACTGGGCATTGCCATTGGCTCCATTACCAAGGGGCTTTCCAGGATCATGGAGGTCATGCAGAAAGGCCACATTGCAGCAAATGTCTCAGCGCTGGCCGTTGTGACCGTGTCCATCGTTGCCATGATGCTGGCAATGCGTCAGCTCTCTCTGGCGCTTGTGGTGGGCGAGAAGGCCATGAACCACAAGGTGATCCTTTCGACGGCGGTGGAGCTGGTGGCGCTGAGTGGTGCCATCAAGGTGCTTTCCACCGCCATGAAGCCCCTGAGCGAGATCAAGTTCACCAGCCTGGTAAAAGCCGGTATGGCGGTGGTTTCGCTGGGCGGACTGCTGACCACCATGGCCACGGCTCTGGCTGCGGTGAACAAGGTGATCGGCCCGACCGGATTTCAAAATGGAGCCGCGATCGCAGCCATGGCTGGCGGCATCTGGATCGCAGCACAGGCGGTGAGCAGTCTGGCGAACATTCAGCTTGTCCGGCTGGATGCGGCCATGACCAGCATCAAGACCCTGATGCTCCTGATGACCACCATGTCGGCTTTCTCAGCCAAGACGAAATTCGGCTCCGGTGCGGCCATCCTGGTGATGTCCACCTCCCTCGTTGTACTGGCAGGAGCCGTGGGGCTGTTTGCCGTGATGGGGGATGCGGCCATCGATGGGCTGATCAAGGTTGCGGCTGGATTGACCGCTCTGACGATCGCATCCAGCATGTCCACCGGTGGCGTGAGTTCCGGCGCAGGAATCTTGCTGACGGCAAGTGCACTGTATGTGCTGGCTGCGGCGGTGGAGAAATTTGCGGCATTGGGCTGGGTCGATCTAGCCAAGGGTGCAATTGCCGCTCTTTCCGGTCTCGGAGGGCTAACAACGGCACTGATCGTATTCACAAAATTCGGCGTTGCTTCCGCACTGGATGGTCTGGGCTCCGCTATGCTCAAGATGAGCGCGGCGCTGCTGATCCTGGCCCCTGCCATTAAACTGCTGGGCGATGCTGACCCGAAAACTGTCGGGCAGGCGTTACAGGTATTTCTGGACGGAATGCTCATCACCATGCTGGGTGGTGCTCTTCTGACAGCAATGCCTCAGCTGGCGGTTGGATTGGAACTGTTGGCAAAAGCATTCTGGAACTTCGCAAAGTCGCTTGGCGTGATCGCGCTGGCGACTGCGGCGATGGGTGTGCTTTCCATGTTTGCAGGACCGATCTGTCAAGCCATCATCAACGCTGCACCGGACATTCAGGAAGCACTAACCACCGTGGTGACGATGCTCTGCGAGGTGATCAAGAGCAGTGCCGGGCCGATTGTTGAGGCATTTGACGCACTTGTCCGTGCCGTGATCCCGGAGTGCTGGCAGCTGGCGAAAGACGGTTTGAGTTTCCTTGGTGTTCCGGAAACATGGAGCGAACTGTTCAGCGGCATCGGAAATGCCATGAAGGACGCAGCACTGGGCATCTTTGACTGGTTCGGCGAGATCTTTGAGGACGACCGGCCGGTTGGCATGGCGGTCAACGGCATCAAATCGCTTGGCGGAAAGATCGTTGAAGCGTTCAAATCGTTCTTTGGCATTGCTTCGCCTTCCAAGGTGATGGCCGAGAACGGCGAATATGTCATGCTGGGCGTTGTGGAAGGTCTGCAAAACCAGAGCATTCTGGCGCGGGCAAAAGCGGCTATGCACAGCACTGCTGCCGCTATCCGGAATGTCTTCACCACCTTCTGGGGCATCCATTCGCCCAGTGACGTTGCAGCCAGCGACGCAGAGAACATCCTTGAGGGTGCGATCCTGGGCATTGGCGATAAGACGAAACAGGATGAACTGCGGAACAGTTCTTACAATGCGGCTCTTGCGCTTAAAGAGGGCATGGCAAAGGCTCTGGACGAGGCCACCGCTCTTGTGCAGACAAAGATGACCGGACTCTATGCGGCCTATAAGGGTGAGACGCTCCATTTGGACAACCCCGTTTATCAACATGGACTGAAGGGCGCACAGAATGCAGCAAGGCAGGCAGCGCAGGATAATGTGCTGATCCCCTCCAACAGCGGCATCAAGAAGCCCGGCAACAAGACCCCCTCCACCGTGGAGGAGATCAAGAATGCTGTGGAAAGCACATGGGGCAATCTGAACCCCTTTGGCGCGCTGACCGACTACTACCAGAACACCGTGGATGATGCACTGGACGGAGCGGGAGCCAATGCCACCAAATCCAAAGCATCCAAGACCGGCAAGACGCTGGCGGACACACTGGCAAGCGCATTCTCCGACCGGCTGAAGGCCAACAAGACCGAGATGTCCAACGCCACCGGTGAATACGCACTGTGGGAAGTGACGGGCGGCGACACGGCTACGGTGAAAGAGCTCATCACCAAAAAGACCGAGAGCCTGACGAAGGAGATCGAGCTCCAGACCGACCGGGTGGCCATTGCGAAAGAGCAGTACGACACCCTGCTGGCCAAGGTGGGCGCAAACAACAGCAAGACCAAGGACGCATACGGCACCCTGCTGAGCGAACAGAAGACCCTTGCAGAGCTTCAGAGGAGCAAGCAGGACAGCATCCTGAAGGTCATTCAGGAGCGGTACGAGACCGATGCCAAGACCGCGGAGGACGAATACGAGCTGTGGAGCGCCCTGTACGAGGACAGCGCCGAGGTGACCGAGAAGTCCAACAAGAAGATCGACTACATCAACCGGAAGATCAAGAACCAGGCGGAGATCCTGCTGGCCACCGAGAAGGACTACATCGCCATCAAAAACGAGTTTGGTGAGGCAAGCCAGAAGACCCAGGCGGCCTACCAGCAGTATCTGGAGGCACAGACCGAACAGCAGAAGCTCATCAACGAGCTGAATCAGGCCCAGCTGGATGCCTACGACAGCAAGGTCTCCTACCTGGAAAAGCAGGAGAAGCTGGTGACCAACCGGCAGAACATGCTGGCGAAGCTCTACGGCGACGGCGACCTTGCGGGCCGGGAGGACGCTTACAAAGCTGCCGTTGAACAGTACGGAGCCGACAGCGTCCAGGCACGGAAAGCCGCCACCCAGGGCACCATGACCGCCATCATCGGCGTGGGCAGTGCACTGGACAGCATGAGCTACAGCCTGAAGAAGGTGACGAACAAGCAGCTGAAGTATGACGAGGCTGTGAAGAAGTTCGGCAAGAACAGCGAGACCGCACTGGATGCACTGGCAGACCTGCAAAGCGAACAGTACAACTTTGTGGGCTTTGCGGAAAATCTGGCGGATGCGTTCGAGATGGACGACTCCGGCAAGCGGATGATGATGCAGCTGGGCTACTCCATCTCGAAGAACTGGCGGCCCATTCAGGAGGGCTTCAACAGCGTCTGGGCACAGGTGCAGAAGAGCGCTCCGGAATTGGCCTCGAAGCTCAGCAGGGCGTTTGGCGTAGCTACCAAGGACGGCGTGGCCAACGTGATCACCGACCTTGTGGGCACCATTACCGCCCTTGTGAGCGGTGACTGGGGCGGGGCAGTGACCGGCGGCATTACCACTGTGCTGGACTTTATGGGCAGCGAGTTCGGCCAGACGATGATGAATCTGGGAAAGACCATGCTGACCTTCAACAAGCTGGCCCAGGGCGGCGGTACCGTGAAGGTGCTGGGACAGGTGGTCAAGGTGACCGGCGCGACCAAGAACCTTGGCAGCATCCTGGGCAACATGGGCGGTCTGCTGGGCTCTGCCACGGGCGGAACGGGACTGCTGGGAGAAGCACTGGGTGGCCTTGGCAGCATTGGCGAGATGATCACCGGCTCCGGGGGCTTACTGGGCGGTCTGGGAGAACTGGGCGGCACTCTGGTGAGCGTGCTGGGCTCCATTGGCCCCGAAGGCTGGCTCATTGGCGCGGCCGTTGTGGGCGGCGGACTGCTGATCGCCAACTGGGACAAGATCGGTGATTTCTTCAGCGGGTTCTTTGACTGGCTGGGAAATGCCTTCTCGCACCTGTGGGACTGGATCAGCAACGGCTTCAAGGGCCTGGTGGACGTGGGCGGAAACCTGATCTCCGGCCTGTGGCAGGGCATTACTGGCGCGGCGGGTGCGGTATGGAACGGTATCTGCGACTTCGGCAGCAGCATCGTAAACGGATTCTGCGACTTCTTTGGCATCCATTCCCCCAGCCGCGTGATGGCGGGCATTGGCGAGTACCTGAGCCTGGGTTTGGCGCAGGGCATCACCAACGAGACCGACTCCGTGGTGCAGGGCGTACAGGACGTGAGCGACACGGCCCTTTCCACCATGATGGATCTGGCCCAGCGGGTGGGCGACATTGCCAGCGACGACTTTGAGTATGAACCCAGCATCCAGCCCGTAGTGGACATGAGCGATGTTCAAAATGGAGTGGACTGGCTGAACGACACCCTGTTCCAGAACGGCACGGTAGCCCTGAACGCAGAGCGCACCGCAGGACTTGCCGCCAACGTGGTGCGCAGAGCCGAGGTGACCAAGGCTCAGCAGGAAGAGGCCAACAAGGCTGACCAGAAGGCAAACCCCAACGCCGACATCGTTTCGAGCGTGGAGGCACTGGGAGAGCACATCGACAGCATTGCCCGGGCCGTGGCCAACATGAAGGTCCAGATGAACGGCCGGAAACTGGTGGGCGAGATCATCAACGACGTGGACGAGGGGCTGGGGAAGATCAACCGGAGGAACAACCGATGATGGGACGGAGCGCAACTGACCCGGCGCTTTCCTCAAAGATCCCCACATTTGCGGGGCTTATTTTTAAGGTATATGACAATGCAGGGGCTTCCCGGGAATACAGCACGAGAGACTTCAATCTGGTCCCCCTGAACCCCCTGCATGTCAATGCCTTTGAGGAAAAGTACGAGACGATGGACTTTCCTTCCTACCACGGCACGCCGGAAAAGGCTCCGCTGGGAAAGAGGGTGTTCCAGAACTCGACCGGAAGCTGGGACTTTTATTATGTGGCGGACGGCGTACCTCATTCCAGCTGGGATGACTACGGACGGCACGCCATGGACGATGTGCGGGAGCGATGCGGCATCCCCGACAAGACCGAACAGAGCATTCGGCTTTACCCCGACTGGTCGAGCCGGGAAGGTGACTGGACAAGCACCTATTTCCGGCTGATGCGGATCATTCAGGGAAGAGAGTGCGAGGTGCGGATGGAACTGGGCGGAACCGTGCTCTCCACCGCGCAGACAAGAAGCTACAAAGGGCGCTGCTGGATCAGCAACGTCGAGAACGGCAACGACGGACGGGTGACGCTGACCATCTCCTATGACTTCCAGCCGCCTGCCGACATGCTGAGTTAAGGAGGAGCCATGTACCATTCCATCACCATTGGTGACAAGAACACCTGGGATGACTGGAAGATGATCCCGGTCTCCCGGCCTGTGGTGGCTCCCCCGGTGGAGAAGATCCTCTCTGTGGACGTGCCCGGACGAGACGGAACTACCTACCTCTCCAAGAGCCTGACGGGTTACCCGGTGTTCAAGGCCCGGGAGGGGAGCTGGGAGTTCTATCTGGACACGGACGAGTGGCGGGGGCAGAACCTTTCGACCCCTGTGGGAACCGGCGCGCTGGAGTATCTTTCCAGAGCGCTGGCAAAGAGCAACTCGATCCCGGCACAGACCCGGGTGCGGCTGGAGGATGACCCGGCGTTCTTTTATCTGGGGCGTGTCTGGGTGAACGGGGGCATCAAGCAGAAGAACGGACACAGCGTTGTGACCTTTGCTTACAGCCTTTACCCGTTCAAATTCCTGTACGACAACATTCAGGAGGACTGGGTGTGGGATACCTTTGGGTTTGAGACCGATCTGGCCGTGCCCTACTGCAAGGATATTCCCCTCAAGGCACTCCAGAACATGACCTTCCGGATGCCGCCCAGCGAAAAACCGAGCCTGCTGCAAGCAAAATGGACCGGGAACGGCCTGTTGGCGATCTCGCTGGCAAAGAGCCAGACCTACCCCTATGAAAAGGCAAAGGAGCTGGGACTTCCGGCAGTGAAGGGTGATCCCTTTTATAGTTCCACACTGGACGAGAGCATGGGAAAGACGGACATCGGCCTGATTGACAACGATCTGCGATACGACGTGTACGAAGTGGGAGTGAGCGCGGCCGGCGCTGGTACGCTCAACCTGTATTACCAGCCAGCGTATCTATAAACCTCTCCGTCGGGGGGGGGGACGGATTAAACCTCTCAGTCTCGCTTCGCTCGCCAGCTCCCCTAGTAGGGAAGCTCTTGGCAGGGAGATGACGTTTTGCGACAGAGGGAAATAGCAGTACGGGAAAGTTTGTGAGTTGATTTCAAAATGGATGCAGAGAGGAGGGAGAAACCATCGGATATCGAGTTTATGCGGGAACCATCTCGAAGAAGACGGAGACCTTTAACGGCACGAGCGCTCTGGGCTTCCAGTGGGACACCCGGGAGTGCATCTTTGATTCCCAGGGTGACACGATAGAGGGAAGCGTTTCCAACCGATTCCTCGAAGACCCGGTGCTGAACCTGGCCAAAAACGAGTTCGGCAGCTTTGAGGCGACCATTCCGTATCAGATCAACACGGCATTCGGCAGCTACAAGAACCCCGTGTACACCACCCTGAAGTACGAGAAAACGTGGCTGGTGGTGGAAGAGGACGGCAAACCGATCTGGCTGGGTTATGTGACCGAGACGGAAAAGCTGTTTGACCTGAGTTACAAGCTGTATGCCGAGGGCGTGCTGGGATATCTCCAGCGATTTGTGCCGAAAGTGAACGGCGGAACCTACTATCTGACCACGGACAATCAGCTGGAGCAGTGGTCGAGCGTGCCCTCCAACAGCATCTTCTACCTTGCAACGCAGGCCCTGAAGGACTACTATCAGGGGCCTTATGGGACCTTTGGCATCGGAAAGGTGAACATCCAGCCCGGGCGCACCATCGACACCTCCAGCAAGGGAACCCTGTTCGAGAGCCAGTGGAGCCTGCTGAACACCTTTTTGCTGGAAGAGTACGACGGATACCTGCGGACACGGATCGTGCGGGCAGACAACGGTACTGCGGTATGGCGGGTATACATCGATTACCTTGTGGACACAGATGCCACCACGACGCAGACCATTGAATATGGCGTGAACCTGCTGGATTTCAGCTATGTGGAGCAGATGTCCAGCGACGTGGTGACCCGTGTGACCGCATACGGCACCCAGACGACCACCAGTGGATGGTGGATCTTCAAGACGACCACCGTGAGCGCGATCTCGGAAACAGTGCGGGACGAGGCGGCGGAAGCAAAGTACGGCATCATTGAGAAGTGCATCCAGATCGACGGCAACACGAACAGCGACAACCTGCGCAAAGAAGCACAGACCGAGCTGAAGGGGTACAAGCAGAACATCGAGCCTGTGATGACCCTGACCGCTTACGACCGGGTGGACAGCGGGGAAAGCAACGACCGACTGGGATTTCTGATCAAGACCCACATCATCTCCAGCCCCCACGAGATCGACAAGTGGCTGGTGTGCACCAAGCTGAAGCTGCCGCTGGACGCGCCGAACGAGAAACAGTTCACCTTTGGTCTGACCCCCGAGAAGCTGACCAAACAGCAGGTGCAGAAGCAGGCCATGGACAGCGTATGGACGATCGCACAGGCGATCATCAGTTTCCTGAACCAGCTGCTGGGCAACCTGAGCAGTTCGTAAGGGCTCAAAATGGAGGAGGTTGAGAATATCAATGGATTTTGATGCGATCATTACGGGCATCCGGAAGGCGATCTACGGCCGGGAAGTCCGTGAATACATCGCCAGCTCAATGGAGTGGACCCGGGACTTTGTGAACCAGAGCATCACCAACATCAAAGAGCTGCTCCGTCAGGCCGAGGCGGCACGGGATGCGGCAAAGGCAAGCCAGGATGCTGCCAAGGTGAGCGAGACCAACGCAAAAGCCAGCGAGAATGCAGCCAAGGCAAGCCAGAACGCTGCGGCATCCTCGGCTTCTGCGGCGGCAGGTTCGGCCAGTGCGGCAAAGACCAGCGAAACCAACGCCAAAGCCAGTGAGGATGCAGCCAAGACCAGTGCGGGCAACGCAAAGGCATCCGAGACGAATGCGAAAGCCAGCGAGAATGCGGCGAAGACCTCGGAGACCAACGCGAAGACCAGCGAGACCAACGCCAAGACCAGCGAAACGAAGGCTGCCACCAGCGCTGCCAACGCCAAGACCAGCGAGACCAACGCGAAAGCCAGCGCCGACAGCATGGGAACCAGTGTGGCCACCTGCACTGCCAAGGCCAAGGAAGCCGAAGCAAGCGCAGTGAAGGCTGCGGCAAGTGAGGGAAATGCGAAGACCAGCGAAGGAAACGCCAAGGCCAGCGAGGACGAAGCCCGCCAACTGGTGGAAGAGGCCAAGAAGGTGGTGAACACCGACAAGACCCTGACCATTGACGGCGCACCGGCAGACGCAAAAGCTGTGGGTGACAAGTTCAAGAGCATCAAGACGGATTGGAATTCCGTGACGGATAAACCGAGTACGTTTCCACCGAGTGCGCATAACCACTCGAAATTGGCGTTCGAGCACGGGAATGAGGTGAATTTTGTTGGCACCCCAGACAGTAACAATGTCTACTTTGGCTATCGAGATAGCACGATAAAAGAGTATCGATTTGCTAAAGGGCAAGCGATAGATAACGATTATGCGGATCTTCGGGCCAACAAATTCATTGGTTCGCTGGAGGGTAATGCAAGCACCGCTACAAAAGCAACCGGCGTAACCGACTATAAGGACGCATCCAGAACAATCCAAGTCGGCTATGCGGGTGACGGCCTTAACACGTCGAATTTGACGCACATTGCTGGTTATACGGACAACGGCAAGAAGATCAAGGATGTCAGCAAGTCGGTTATGCAGAGTTGGCTGGGTGTGACCCCCATCACTTCCCAAACCAGTGACCCCGGCGCGGGAAGCAGCCTTGCAACCGGCTCTATCCTGCTGGTGTACGCATAAGGAGGCGAGAACATGGCGATTTATACCGGAATCAACGGAAGTGCCAAATCGGTCTCCAAGATCTACACCGGCGTGGGCGGTACCGCAAGGCAGGTGCACAAGGGTTATATCGGCGTGGACGGCGTAGCCAAGAAGTTCTATGACGGCGGCAATCCCATCAGCTCCTTTGCATTGGGGACTGAATTTGGCATCAGCGACCCAAGCGGCAAGAATACCTACTGGTATGAGCTGATCCATAAAGGCGTTCCGGGCGGCGGGTTGTACGACAGCACGGCCAACGGCGCATGGCTCTGGCGAACAAACATTGCAGGCTCAACAGCGATCGATAGCAGTAACTATATTTACGGTTACGAAGGGTGGGCACTGGATAACTGGTGCGTCAACTACCCGGGCGGAAATATCACACCCAGTGTAGCAAACCGCCTGATGACCGTGCATCTGCCCTATGTGAAGCAGGCGGATTACAGTTCGGCCAAGGTTTCTTCCGGCTCAAACGGCCTTTCGAGAAAGTGCTTTTTGCTTTCCGCAGTCGAGATGGGTGTTTATACCTGGCAGGGCATTGATGGCCTGATGGCGCAGGAGGGTGCAAAGCTGGACTATTTCGACTACACAACTGCTGCCACCGACAAGCGAAAAGCAGATAAAGAATACTGGACACGCTCCAAGCGAACCCGTAACGGCAACTATATGTATACGTTTTATGCGGACGGAGGTTTCTCCCGTGCAGGCCGCCACAGAGAGGACTCGTACGGTCTGCGCCCCTGCATCGTGCTGCCGCTGAACACGCTGGTGACAACGGTCAAGTTCTGGTTCATGGACCAGAATTATATTAACTGAGCACCCGGAAAGGAGATTTCAAAATGGAAGAGGCAACGATCCGCCCCGGGTACACGATACCGACCGAGACCGACGGCACCCTGTCAGATTACAGCGCGATCGAGGCTGCCGTGAACGCGCACAACCAAAACGCACAGCCCGGGGAAGCTTACTGGGGCATCCGGCTATGCGGGGCGGAGTATGAGGTATACGAATACGGGGAAGTGCCACAGCCGCCGACCGCCGAAGAGCTGGCTGCACAGAAAGAGGCACAGCAGAAGGCAGCGGCAAAACAGAAAGCCGTGGACACCCTGCCCGAAACACTGGCCGCCCTGCAAAGTGCCCAGACCGACACCGATACCCTGATGGTGGATCAGGAGTATAGGCTGACGCTGCTGGAGCTGGGGGTTACGCCGGAGGAATAAGAGTCGGGTCAGCCCATTTGTATCGTTTCGCTTATTGGCCCACTGAAAAGGAATGCCGATGAGCGATTTTTTACATTAAGATGGCTCATGCAGAACGTGAGCAGAAAGGACTCAAAATGGAACTCTACAACACCTGTGTACGCCTGATCGAACGCGGCAAGACCGACAGGATGCAGAAGAAGCTGGATATCTTCTTTGCCAATGACAGCCTGACCGAAGAGGAGTACGAAAAGCTGTGCATCCAGCTGGCCGAGAAACTGAAGGAGCAGGGAAATGCTTGATGTCATCGACGTTTCCCGCTGGCAGGGAACCATTGACTGGAAAAAAGTCAAGGCCAGCGGAAAAGTAGGTGGCGTGATGATCCGTGCAGTTTCCACCAAGAGCGGGCAGCTCTACGTCGATCCGTGCTTTGAAGCGAACTATGCCGGGGCAAAATCTGTGGGACTGCCAGTTGGCGTATATGCTTACACCGTTGCGGTAACGGAATGCATGGCAAAGAAGGAGCTGAACCTGCTCAAGACCTGCCTGGAAGGAAAGAGCTTTGAGCTGCCCATTGCTATGGACGTGGAGGACCCCCGTCTGAAAGGTCTGCCCGCAGCCGAGTTGACGAAACTTGTCAAAATGGAGCTCAGGGAGATTGAAAAGTGGGGGCTGTACGCGATCCTGTATACCTACTCGAACTTTGCCGACTACAACCTGAACATGTGGCAGCTGAACGACTTTGACCTTTGGCTGGCGGACTACCGGAACAAGCGGCCGACCCGCAAGCACGGTATGTGGCAGTACAGCTCCAAGGGCAAGGTGGCTGGTGTGAGCGGCGTGGTGGACATGAACCATGTCTACAAGGATTACCCGAGTATCATTGCAAAAGCGGGTCTGACAAGCGTGAAGGGAGCGTGAACCCCACGGAAAGCTTTATCGTGACCCATTTCAACGAGGTGGTCTCCCTGATCATCGCGGCGGCACTGGGATGGGCGGGAAAGGCGTTCTACGCCACCATCCAGGAGCAGAAGGCACTGAAAAAAGCGGTGAAGGCTCTGCTCCACGACAGACTCTATCAGAGCTGCCGGTACTACATCCAGCAAGGGTATGTTGACTCGGAAGGGCTGACCAACGTGGGGCTTGTATACGAGGCGTACCACGAACTGAAGGGCAACGGCACCGGCACGAACCTGTACGAGCGGATGACGGCACTGCCGCTGCGGGAAGACCACATAGCCTGAACAGGAGGATCTCAAAATGGAAAAATACACCAACGCAAGCGCCGCGACCTGGGCAAGAACCATCTGCCTGATCGTGGCACTGCTGAACAGTCTGCTGGCTTCGTTCAACAAGAGCCCGCTGCCCATCGACAACGAGCAGCTCCAGCAGCTGGTCAGCACCCTTATCACCGTTGTGGTGGCTATTATCAACTGGTGGAAGAACAACTCCTTCACCAAGGAGGCCATCGAGGCAGACGAACTGTTTGCACGGCTGAGGGCGGAGAACAACGCCAAGAAGTAATCAAAATGGAGCCCGAAGTTGAGTTCTTGTTTGGATGATATTCTGGCGGATGACGTAGGGCTCATAGGAGAATACCCTGTAGGCTGCCTGCTGGCGGTTTTTACAGGGTATTTTCTTTTTTGCGTGTGAATAGTCCATGGGAGCGATGGGCGGAGGATGAAGGATTCAAAATGTAGTTTTGATGTGTCGATGGAAAATCAACATTTTTTTCGGAAGATGGACGATTGCGACATAGAATTAAATAAACGCGCAGGAACGTAAAATGAGGTTCGATGATTGTGCATCAATTGTACAGAAGCGGAGAGGAACAGACGATGATGCGATGGATTTTTCGTACAAAAGAATCTGTGCAACACCCTTGGCATCGTGATCCTGACCGCTGTGCGTTGCACCAGAGCAGGCATGGGAATGACCACCGGTTCCGTATTCATGCTTCAGGAAGTCCATCTTTTCCTTGGCAGAATGATTCTCCTGCCAGTAGTTATAAATACGGGCTTTACCACCGGAAAAGCCGCTTCCACGGGTCAAGTCTGCATTGACTTCATCATCCGTAATGAACTGGCGGACAAGGGGCATCTGCATCATATCGGTCTGATACTCACGCAAAGGCATATTCAACTCATACAGCTGTTTCTGAATGAGATTCAGCTTGTGATAGTGAAAACGAAGCAGATCGGGATTTTCCGCAAGGGTTTTTCTAAATTCCGAATACTGCTGTACCAAGGTTGCGTGGAAACGAGGGTCATCCAACTTTTCAGCCAAGTCTGCGGTTTCGTCAGGGAAACCACGAAACGGTTCCTGATGAAGAATTGCCAGATAGTTGCTGGAACGGGCTTCTTCACTCAAATCGTGATAAAGATGCCACAGGGATTCTGCCAACTTCTGACGCTCATATCCGGATGCTTCTACCAGTTCCACATTAGTTGCGAACCGACCATTTTCAAGCAGTTCTCCAATGCGCTCGGCAACCGTTTCCCAAGAAACGATCTGCGCTCTGGGGCTGTCAATGGCAGAGGAACCTTTGGCAAGGTGGATACCGTCCTCGGCATACCACGCACAGATATTCCCGCTATCTTCTTTCAGACCATAGCCGCCGTGATAGACCTGCTTTAAGGTCTGAACGATTTCTTCCAACGGCTTCTGCTTCATATATTCCAGCGCTACGACTTTTCGGGCTTCATCGGTATTGCTACCAAGCAGAAGGAAGTGGTCGATTTCTTCCTGGGCAAAAGAAAAAGCAGAGGGCGTAAAGCTCTCTGCTCGGTCGATAAAACTGATTTGTTCATTTTCGGAGAGGAAAAGGTTCAGACTCAGCTGTTGATAAGCTCCGTCATCACGACTTCCTCCGCCTGTGCTTTCAGGCTGTTCATGTGCTGCACCCACGCCATCTGCTGCGTTTCCTTGTCCGGTGCGGGGCTGTCCTTCAGGTACTGCTCCATCAGAAACTCCACTCTGGCTTTCGCTGTTTCCTCGATCTCCCACAGGTGCGGGAACAGGCTCTCCGTCAGAATCATGTCGTTCAGGAGCATCGGATTGTTCTGTTCCAAAAATGCTCGACGCATCCTGCCGTACTTGCCCAGAGGTTTCTCTCCCTCGTTCTCCAACTGAAGGTTCGGAATCTGATAATCTCCGGCCTGTCTGTAAGTCATCTCGCTCATAATCTGTACTCCTTTCGGTAGCTTTAATCTGCTCATGTTCTCCAATCGCTTTTTCGATTTCCTGAAACATCCTTGTGCTGATGGCATTCACCGCAGTACCAAGGGCATTTACCGTCTGTCTGGTGTTAAAATCAAACACCTTCTGGAAATCCTCATGCTCGAAGTAGTTGTCGGGACTTTCCACGAACCGGCAATACATCGTATAGGATACGCTGTTTGCCACCGCATTTTTGAAAGCTACTTCGATGTTGAGTTCATCATACTCCTCAAGGAAGCTGTTGGCAACGATGTCGAGGAACTGCTTTTTGTAATCGTCCCAATACTCAGCCGCCAGTGCGGATGCAATATCTTCAAGCTGTGCTTCCAGTACCCCGTCAGCGGCAACACCGAAGGTACGCTCCATCGCTTCCATGACATAGGAGCGGTTTTCAGGCGTCACCTCCCACGGTTTCAGTTCCGGGGAAGAACGGCGAACGCCGGTATCCGCCACATCAAACACATAGCGCAGATACGGTTTATCCCTGTTCATCACAAACAGAGCAATGCCGGTAGAGCCACGCTTTACATATCTGCGGTAATTTTCAGCGTTCCAGTCCTCATAGGGCTTGCAAAAGGTCGCATTGGGGCGCTGAGCATAAATCATCACCTGTTCCGGATAGGTGAACTCATAGTTGCGGGACATCGTTCTCAAAAACGAAGTCCAGTTATCTGTGTTCGAGGTGATTTTCCCAATCGTTTCTTTTGCTAATCCGGAATAAAATCGCTCTTTTGCGTTCATTGTATCCCTCCAATCCTATCAATCCGGATAAAGGTTCAGCTTCTCAAAGGCGGCATCGTCCATGGCTGAAACTTTACGGAGAACCGAGTCTGCCAAAGCAAAAAGCTCTGACTCGTCCTCCGAAAGCTGTTCCTTCATCAGTGTCAGTGCTTCACACAGCCCTGACCTTGTGCCAGGGCTGTAAAGCATCATCATGTTCCGCTCATCCTGTGTGAAATCCATCATTCAATCTCCCTTTCCGGGTGGCTCTTGGGCGGCTTATGGGAAACATCCGGCACGGGCTTTTCCTTTAACTGCTCCAACACCGAAGGACGTTCCTCTAATCCGGACGCTTTTCCGTTATTGATGATACCGTCAATCATCCCATAATCATCTTCCATTGCCATCTCTGCGTTTTTCAGGTAGTTTTCGGACTTCATAAAGTTTTCCAGCTTCTGAAACCCAACAGAATCTACATAGTGAAAGGATACCTCACCGACTACCTTTAAGGCTACGATGTCGCTGACCGACATACTGTGACCACGGAAATCATCCGGGTGGTCAATATTGAACTTTACATACAAATCTTCCAGCTGCCGATTCACATCCTCGGACATAGAAATGGAGCCATGATAGACCACCTCGTAACGGTCAATCTCAGGCTCCATTTCTTTCTTCTGAAGGTAGCTGTAATTTGCAAACATGAGCGGGATATTATCGTCTACATCTTCCCGCAGCTGAAGAATCGCATAGGAATCCGTGGGGCTTTCCAGAAAAGCAACCATTCTGTCATCCGGGGTGGTATTTCCGTGAACATCATCCCATTTTTCGTTTTTCATATCCGTGTCCTCCTTATCGTTCAGGCTCTTTGCGTTTGGGAGAGGGACTGGCAGGCGCAGCTTTTTCTGCGGCCTGTGCCAGTTTTTCCATGACCGACTCACGCTTCGGAGAGTCGAGCTTATCCAGCTGACTTTTCAGCACTTTGGCAACCTCAACCGCAGTTTCCTCACGGGCTTCTTCAATGGCTGTATTCAGGAACTCACGATACGGAGCCGTATTACCAGCGGCAAGATCTGCCTTGATTTCTTGGATATGCGCCTGCACATCATCGACCTGATCCATATATTCATAGGGGTCGAAGTTCTCTGCAAAACGGTCGAGCTTAAAAGCAAGCTCAGCGATAGGGTCATTGACCACCACCGCCTGTCTGCCGACTTCAAAAGCCTGCTCCATGACATCCTCATAGAACATTGCCCGCAGTTCCCGGCGCTCCAGCCCGAAGGATTCCAGAATATCCCGGCGGACTTCGAGCATGGACAGTTCAGGGTTATCAACCTGACCGCCATCAATCTCGTTGTAGTTTTCATCCAACAGGGTGTAGTCGTAACCATCTTCGCAGGTCTGCACCGCAAGGATTCTATCCTTTCCGACCTTCCATGCGGCTTCATCGCCCATAATCTCAGGCTCCGGCATATAGCTTGCGCCGTTGCGCTCCATAATTTCTGCAAACTGGCAGATATGAAACACATTGTATCCGATCTGCGTATGATACTCGTCAATGAAGGTGCAGGGCTTCACAACCATTTCATCCGGGTAGTGAATCTGCACACAGCTGCCATCGGGGATATGAAACAAATCCTTATAATGGCTGTCGATAAATCGGATTTCCTTACCATCCGGGTTGTACTCATTTG